ATCTACAAACGGTGAACATAAATCTGAATAGCGTCACCGGTAACATCGTCATTGAGGCAACGTTGGCAACAACCCCAGTTGACGCCGACTGGTTCAGGGTGTATACGCTTGAAGCAAACGCCAATGGCGCTGCTAACTCTGCTCCATTGTTTGCATCAAACGCATCGGTGTATACAAATGTTGACGGCAACTTTGTTCATATGCGAGCCAAGGTGGTAGATTTTGCCGCCGGCATTGTAAACTTTGTAAAACTTTCCTACTGATATGTCTATACTAAACGAAGGCGGTAATATTTGGGATGATGTTCAGACTAACTTTGATCCGGCTGTCGTTGGTAAACCATTGTCAGAGGTCACGCAAAAGTATCTGAACCCATTAGGCGTCAAACTTGAGGTAATCGGTTCCTGCTGGAAACCGAGACACGACGCCGCTGGTAAAGTGGTGCCGTCAAACGATCTTGACTCCATGATTGAGTTAGAAACTTTGATGAGTAAGTTCGGCACTGCTGACTCATCAATGACTCGTAGAGCATTGGCCAAATATCTCAATGACAAAGGTGTCATTACTAAACTCGCCGGTGTCACAGTCCATTCACGCATCCCTCTTGGTAGCAAGTTCTACCAGGTTGATATCAAGGTTGTCAAAAATGCCGCAAAGGTGGCTCAGTTCCACAGACATGACATACCACAGGGAAGTCCGTATAAAGGCGTCAACAAACAAATGATGATGAATGCCCTGGCATCATCTCAAAAAATGCTATGGAGTCCTGACGAAGGGCTTTATAAACGCGATGCTGCAGGAAAGAAGGCGGAGTTGCTCTCAGACGATTGGGATCAGATTGCTAAGTATCTACTTGGGGCAAATGCCACAGGACAAAGTCTTGGTAGCGTTGAGTCAATCATGTCAGCAATTCCTGATGAGAAACGCCGTGCTGAGATTTTCAACATTGCCAAAGGCTCATCAAGTTGGCAAGCACAAACACCCACTGTCACCGAGTGGTTCCGAAGAGTTTTGAACATTCTATGAAAATAAGACAACTAATCTCCGAAGCACCTAAGATAGGTCGTAAGTATCAGCACATTGAAGATTTGGTGCTGACAAACGGCTTTCATGGCGCCATGCACGCCATTGAACGACTGCGAGATATGAGTAGCAACGGCGGCAGCATTGAACTCAAGTGGGACGGTATGCCAGTTGTCTATTGGGGACGCGACGAAAAGGGCGTGTTCCATATGATTCCAAAGAATGCCTGGGCATATCTAAAAGCAGGTAAGACACAAACCGCATCAGGTGCTTCCACAGTGATGAACAGCCCCAAGGATGTGAAGAACTTTGTTCTTGGGACCGGTGGCGGGGCAGACGAAGGGCGTCAGGCGTTTGCCAATCAGTTCGCCAGTCTATGGCCATACTTTGAGAAGATCAGTCCCAAGAAGGGATTCATTGAAGGTGGAGTGTTATTTCATCCTGGGACAAAGCCAGACGGATCTACTGCCATGCCAACGTTCAACAAGGCAACTGGCACATACGACTTCACCCCTAATATTACAACATTCCATGTGCCTGCTGATAGTGATCTTGGCAGACGCATCAAAGGCGCCAAGTTGATGGTTGCCGCAACTGGATACTACCCGTCCATGGGTTCAGATGATGAACAACGATTCCCTGATGCCGAGCAACTGAGTCAACCTGGCATCATCGTTCAAGGCACCACATATGTTCAGGAGCCGGTGAAGGTTGATGAACAGGGATTGGCAAATCTTGAGCAGTTTCTAAAGGTTCACAAAGATGCCATTGAGAAATATCTGGCACCTAAGAAGGGACTGAGCAATCCAGGTGGCGAGTTATACAATTACCTGAATCAGCATTTACGCACACAAGGATTGGTGCGAGACTTCCCTGCATGGGCCAAGTCAAAACTGAGTCCTGCTAAGGCGCTTGCTATGACATCTGATGGTCCAGGACTACAAGCAACTCTCGGAGCAGTAGAGGCCATTGGCAACGAGAAAATGAAGTTGATTGGTATGCTTAGTCAAGGACTACACGGTGGGATGAAACAAACGAAACCAGAAGGATATGCTCAGGCTCATCCTAATACCAAGTTCAAATACGACATTCCTGGTCAGTTCGTCAAAGCCATTGACCAGATGAACTGGGCACCTAAGAAGATTGACGAAAGTATTCAACGGACCGGCAAGAGTGATACGTGTGTCATCGGCTGGGGTCGTGGTATGGGACATAGTGGTCATATGCTTCTGGCAAGTGCTGTGCTTACTCAGGCAAAAGAGATGGGCGCGGATCCGTATTTCATTGTGAGTAAGACCGTCGGCAAAGATGATCCGTTGTTTCCAGAAGAGAAACTGGCCATCTATCGCAAGGTATTCCCGCAGTTCAAGAATGTATTCCAAGTGGCAACAGATGATATGTCCACTCTCAACAAAGTGTTGGAGAATCTGAATCAGCAAGGATACCGAAGGGCAGTAGTTGTCGTAGGACAAGACCAAGTTCAGGCATTCCAATTCTTGGTTCGCCCTAACAAGACCGGTGAGATGGTGTTCAAGTCACTCGGCTTTGATGACATGAGAGTTATCAGTCGCCAGCAAACTAATGATCCTGGTAAAAACACTGCCGGCCCACGCGCCACACCAATGCGCGAAATCCTCATGGATCCTGCAGCATCCGAACAGAAAAAGTTTGCCGTATGGCGCGGGGCAATGAGTCCTCAAATCAGTGATAAGGAAGTATTGGATCTGATGCGTAAGGCAGAAAGTCGTATGAAGAATAAGGTCAAAGTAAAGGAATGTCTTGGGAAGATGCGTCCTCTGCTCAAAGAAGGCACCACAGAACAAAAAATCAAGATGCTGAAAAAGTTGAAGGAAATGGTCTCGGGTGGTGTCACACTTTCTCATGAATTTACCAATGACCAGACTCTTCAGGTAAACGCCATGAGCAATGACAAACCAATTGGAGCGGCAACCTTTGTAAATTACGGCTCTCCGGATAATCCGCGATATAAAGGTGAGCAAGTTCACGTAGACGAACAATACCGTGGCAAAGGAATTGCCACTAAAATGTATGATCTTGCCAAGAAATTAGTGGGGAATGTTCACCCGAGTGACGCACAAACTGGCGATGGTGAAGCATTCTGGCAAGGCAAAGAAATTTGGGAAGAAAAGTCAATAAAGGCACAGGGCATGTCAAATATGCTTGAAACCCAATCGGACGAGCAAGATCCACAACTTTCCAAACCAATCAAGCCGTTTAGTCAAGTCAAACAAATCCCCCTGAACGCCCTTTTGTAGCGTGGAAATATTTCGTGAGGTCCGTGGTAGAGTAAATATTTTCATCTACAGAGGACCACATGGCAACTAAGAAATCCAAAGAAAAAGCAACTATCCCAGTTGAGCAACTACAAGAAATCGTGCCGGAGGCAGCACCAGCACCCGATCCAGCAGCACCCCCAGGTGGCACCGTTCAAGTCAACGTTGACTTCCTGAAAACAACCCGTGTCCACATCGCCATGCCATGCTACGGCGGTATGCTCACTGAATCCACATTCATGTCTTTCATCAAGTGGGCAAACACAGCACGACAACTTGGTATTGATTGGACCCTGGAAACAATGGTCAATGAATCACTGATCAGTCGCGCACGAAACACCCTCACGGCGAAGTTTCTGGATATGCCAGATGCCACTCACTTGTTTTTCGTTGATGCGGACATTGGTTGGGAACCATGGCACTTGTTGGTATTGCTGAACCGTGACGTTGATGTTATCGGCGGCTTATACCCAATGAAGACAATGCCGATCAAGTGGGTTGTCAATGGATTTGAAGGAGCCGAAGAAGGCCCTGATCAACTGCAAGAAGTATCCAAGGCAGGAACAGGCTTTCTGCTGATGAAGAAGCATGTGTTTGAGAAGTTGAAAGTTCACCCTGCTGTGAAGCAATACGTGAACGATATCGGACTTGATCCGAAGTATGACAAGCATCTGAAAACCTACTTTGATACTGCTGTTCGTCAGAACAGGTATTACAGCGAAGACTGGACGTTCTGTGAAAACTGGCGTGACATCGGTGGCAAGATTTGGATGGACAAGCGAGTGTTGCTGCGTCATACGGGCACATACACTTTCTGTCAGGAAAATCAGGAGAATTTACTGAACACAATTGGCCCTATGTATGTAGAAGGGCTAAAGCAAAAAGGCATCAAGATCATTGATCAAACAGGTAAGGAAATGTAAAAAGGGGGCTTCGGTCCCCTTTTTCATAAATACTACATGTCATTCATCAAAGAAATAGAACAATTCAAAATGTCAGACGCCGTGACTTTTCACGACGAACTGAATCCTAAGTTATTCATCGGAAACAGACTCCGACCAGAGGTCGAAAAGCAACTGAAAATAATCGCTGAGGATTTCATTGAGGAGATGGGACTCTCGGATATTCATGTGGAAGATGTAACTATTTCCGGATCAAATGCAGCGTATAGTTACACTGATCACTCTGATCTGGATTTACATTTGCTTGTGGATATGTCAAAGTTGTCAAATGATGCAGTCTATCAGGAGATGTTTGATGCCAAGAAGATCGTATATAACGATTCTCATGACATAACCATTAGAAAAATTCCAGTGGAGTTATACATTCAGGATTCAAACAAGCCTGTGATCAGCGTCGGCGAATATAGCATCCTTCATAACAAATGGATTAGACCACCGTCTAAACGACGAGCAAATCTGGATCAGAATGCCACTGCGGCAAAGTATGAGAAACTGGAGAAGTTGATGAATCTGGCACTTCACTCCAAGGACATCACCAAGGTGACGAATGTGCTGAAAAAGATCAAGCAATACAGACAAGCCGGGTTGGATAAAGGCGGAGAGTTCGGTCCGGAGAATCTGGCTTGGAAATGTATCAGGAGTAGGGGATTATTGTCCGCATTATATACCCTAAGGGACAAACTCCACTCTGAACAACTTAGTGTGCGAGAAGATAATTTGGGAATGTACCGAAATATTTATTAGGCATAAATAGAAGTGAGAGCCACGGAATGGCAATTCCCGCCCTCTCTAACGTTCTGGAGGAACATCAGCATGACTATTTATCATCATCTTTATGTCAAGACACATAAAATTACCGGGTTAAAATATCTCGGCCAAACCAAAAGAGACCCAACTGAATATCGAGGATCAGGTAAGTATTGGGTACCTCACCTCGAACAAAATGGAAATGATGTTGACACGAATATATTGGCTATTTCTACATCAAAACAAGAAATTAACAATTTAGGTAGGTATTATAGTACCATATGGAATATAACAACTGCGATGGATGATTATGGTAATAAGATATGGGCCAACGAAATTCCAGAGACCGGGGGCGGTGGATCGTTTGGTGAAAACCATTACATGAAAAAGAAGGGGTATATTGAAACCCGGGGAGGGATTAATGGATCAATCTCCAGTGGTCTTTCGCGTCCTTCAGTGAAAGAGAAGTTATCAGGAAAAAATCACCACTCGTTTGATTCCACTATTTATCAATGGCGACATGAAATAACCAAAGAAGTTATAAAGTTGACGAGACAAGAATTTATCCAAAAATTTAACTGTAACCCGGGTAACGTATGCGAACATATTACTGGGCGCCGACGAATAGTTAACGGTTGGCAAATAGTTGACAGTAAGAATTACAGACCTCGTAAAAAGCCTGATCAGTCCGGAACTAAAAATTCAAGGTATGATCATACTGTTTATCATTGGCGAAATAATGAGTTAAACATAGAATGTCATATGACAAGGTATGACTTAATTGACAAATTTAAGTTACATTCGGGGCGAATATGTTATGTTGTGTCTGGCAAGCAAGCAGCACACAAAGGGTGGGCTCTAATCAGATAAATACTGTATGAAAATAGCAGAAATAATACAAGAAGCCAGTGGATACATTCCAAGCGAAAAACAAAAGAATGACTCTCGTTGGAAGACAGCCCTCACGGTAGATATCAAGCCAGACACCATGAAAAAGAATGCCAAGGCATTCGGCTGGAATATAAAAAGAGACGGAATACCCCCATTATTGAGAAAATAGGATAAATAAGGGTAACTATTTGGAGTTACTCATGGCTACACAATCCCCTCGCACATTCATCCCTATGTCAGATCCTGCTCTACAGGTATTTGAACCAACTGTTGTTTTGCCGCCGCAAGGATTTGGCACTGCAAATGTCACCGTTGTTGAACAGGATCAACGGTCTTACACTGAGTATAAAGTCACCAATGTCACCAACGCCCCTGGCGGTACCGCAGCAGAAGTTCAGTTCAATACTGGAACATCGTTTGGCGGAGATTCAGGCTTAACTTATGACGCCGCTACTGATTCACTGACTGTAACCGGTGTTGTTTATGCCGGTGAAGTATGGACTGACACCCTCAACTATGCCAACGGAGATCCATGGACCGGCGGAACCGGAACATCTGGTTACTCAGGTATCTCTGGCACGAATGGCGCAGCAGGAACATCTGGTTACTCAGGCTCTAATGGATTAGCCGGTGACCCAGGAACGTCTGGATACTCAGGTACGAATGGATTAGCCGGCGACCCAGGAACATCTGGATACTCGGGCTGGTCTGGTATTGATGGATTACCAGGAACATCTGGTTACTCGGGCTGGTCTGGTATTGATGGACTGCCAGGCGACCCGGGCGACCCAGGACTGCCAGGTGACCCGGGAACATCTGGTTACTCGGGCTGGTCTGGTATTGATGGACTACCTGGCGACCCAGGCGAGCCTGGAACATCTGGATACTCAGGGTTCTCTGGTGTTTGGGTTAACAATGTGACAATTCTTGAAAATCTTGGTCCGGCTTCCTCGCATCAAGGAATGAGGGCAATGATTACTAATGGTAATCTCGTGGCAACTGGAAACTTCGGGGCAGTTATAACTGACGGCGGCGCAAATATAGTTCCGATATATTCAAACGGAACAGACTGGTTAGTAGGCTAATCATAAAGGGGGCTTCGGCCCCTTTCCTACAGGTTTGTCTCCAAATAGATAAATAGTATATAAGTGGAAATACTATGAAAATATCTAACCTAACCGAATGTACAACAGCCGGAGCAGTGGCAACAGTCGCTCAACCATTTGAAACCGTTCAAAAGCGCACTCCGGAGAAGAAACTAAAAGGTAGTAATCTACTCAAGGGCATCAAAACCTCTGCGAAGTATGCTAACAGCCTACACGAAGCCGCAGGTGAACAATCTGTTGCGCCCGGTGCCAAGGTAAACACACCAAAAGGACCGGGAGTAATTGAATCGTCAACTCCGAATCGTACATTGGTGAAATTAGATTCCGGAGAAGTAGTAGGATTCCACACCGAAGAGGTCACTGAGTTTGTCAAAGAAGGTTTCCCGCATGATGTAGATCATATGAACGGTCCAATTATGCTAGGTGAGCAAGGTGTGGCGGAAGGCTCGGAAACCACATACGAAATTCGTTTACGCAAGGACGGCGGAGACAAACTTATGGCAAGAAATGTTCCAAAGAGCCAAGTAGGAGCCAAGTTAGCCGCATTGAGCAAAAAGCACAATGTTGCTGTAGGCGAGTTTGAATATTTCAAGACCGGTGATTTGAAAGAGCAAGGTGTGGCGGAAGGCATTGATGATGAAGGGTCTACATTTAAGAATAGTTTACATACTATTATTCGAGTTGCTACCCACTTAGAAAAACAAATGGGCGACGATGAAAATTTTCCAGAATGGGAAAGCGAAATGGTTGGGTCTGTTAAAGACCAAATGGTCAAGATAATGGATTATGAGATTAGTAAAAAAGAACAACAAGGTGTAGCAGCAGGGTTGACTGCTACAGCGCCAGGAACTACAAACGAGGGCAGATTCGTCAAAGGCCCAGGCGGAGTTCCACTTGATCGTCAAGGCAACGCCATCCCACCGAATCCTCAAGCAGAACCAAAGGCTCCTAATGTTCGTCGTGATGCTAATGGATTGACCAGAGCAGATTACAATACAGTATGGCGCAAGATTGAAGATGTAGTCGGACAAATCTTCCCAGACGGTGACCCGATTGACTGGCTTGGTCCATGGCTAGACAGGCAAGGTATCAAAGACTATCACGGCGGCGAGGTGCTGAACAAAGCCTGCAGATTGAACGGGTTCAAAGATATCTATGATTACTATGATCACTTCAAGACAGACGACTACGGCTACGAAGCACCAGTTCGTGAAGAAAAAGAAAAAACAAATAGTGAGGGTGACATCTCCACTATTACTGATCCTGAATTACGTCATGCCATTGAAAAGGCAAAGACTCACTACGGTGGAATCAAGGATCCAATAACGGCGTTTAGAAAACTAACCGTTCGTGGTCTGAAACACGCCGAAGAAACTGATCATCGTCAAGATGAGAAAATCAAAGATTTTGAACAAGTCATCAATCGTATGAAGCAAGAAATCTTCAGTTTGCGTCAACGTGTTTCCAGTCCGGTATCTGAAGGTGAAATCACAGAAGATGATGTAGTTCTATCTGCTGATCGCCGTAAACCAAAGTCAGGTCTGCTGTCTAAACCAGAACCAACAACGAATCCGGCAGATGCCGTGAAGGTTGATATTCCATTGCTGATCAGATTACTTGAGTTTGCCCGTGAAGATGCCAAAACAGATATGGATCTGCACGATCTTGCCGAGAAACTAATCGCATGCGGAGCTAGAGGAAGAACGCTGACAATGAAAGATTATGAGCGTCTTGTTCCTGAGAAGAAACCTGAATACAATGATGCCACTGATTCTGTTGAGCCAGAAGTAGACGAAAGTTTACTTGGCGGAGCAGCAGCAGCCGGCATCATAGCCAACGATGACGATGAAGACTTCCAAGTCAGCTTTCAACGACAGATGGAAGAAGATCAGACAAGTCACAAGTTCCGCATGCTTGCATTCCTGAAGAGCAACGAACCCGGTGATGTTGGTCAGCGCAAAGAATTTACTATCACGGCCAGAACAGATCGTGAAGCAAAGATTCTGGCAAAGCAAAGACTAGCGGCGCGCGGCATGGAAGTGCGCGAACTTCATATTATTGGCAGCGAAGAAATCGCATGAGAGCAAACGAGTTCCTTGTTGAAGTTGAAATGACTCCGAATGCCCTACGGCGTGAGGCATCAAAGATAAATGCCAAAGCCGGCATGGAATTTGAGATGTATGTGCCTGGTGCATCTGGCCCGGATGAAGATGCCGAGTCAGAAGCAGATTACGGAGAAGATGAGCGCGCCGTTGACATTGATGACATCATTGCTTTCTTCTTCGACGGCGCCGTGAATAGTCGTCGGGATGTGGCTCGACTGCGTGAGGAACTTACAGAAGCATATGATGAATATGTGATGAATGAGCAAGATGAGCAATGGTATGAAGAAGGCAAAGCTCTGCTCAGAGAATACATTGAAGAAAATGACTGGGATGAGGAAGCAGAAATAGAAAACGCCATGAATGCCATGAACCTCACTGCCGAAGAAAAAGACGCCGCCCGGGCAGCAGGCGAAGGTGCCTCAGGAATTACATCAAGTAAAAATCTGCCAAAGAACATAGAATACGATCATTGGAACAGAGCAGGCACAATAGCAGAAGGTGTCCTGGAGGATAAAGTAAACGACGAATGGGAATCTCAGGGCCGCACTTACGAAAAAGTGAAAGATGAATGGTATAACGATCAAGAGCCACCGGATCAGCGCGACTGGCTTCGTTCAGAAGGTTATCATCATATGAGCGACATTGAGAATCATTTTGATGTCACCTGGCCGCATTGGACCACACCAGATTCCGGTGGCGATATTGACATTGAGACAGTTGGGGAGATGTTCAGTCAAGCCATCGGCAAAGAAGTTATGACCGGCGGATATCATCGCGCAGGCAGATCAGATACCGCATACTCACTTGAACCGGATGGCTCTCTTGAAGAACCAAACGACAGTCAAGATGGCGGCTTGGAATTCATCAGTCCACCGATGTCCATCCCGGATCTTATTGATGATCTGAAGAAAGTGAAAGCATGGGCTGATAAGACAGGATGCTACACCAATGAATCAACTGGTCTGCACATCAATGTCAGTGTTCCACAAGGTGCTCATCGTGATTATGTGAAGTTGGCTCTGTTGCTCGGTGACGATTATATTCTGGAGAAATTCGGACGAGAAGCAAACACCTTCTGTAAATCATCACTGGCTCAAGTCAAACAATATGCCAACAATGAGGCAAATGCCCGGGCAGTTCTGGATCAGATGAGGTCCGGGCTTGATGCAATGGCCTCTAAGGCAATTCACACCGGTGAAACCAATAAATATGTCAGCATTAACAACAAAGGCGACTACGTTGAGTTCAGATCACCCGGTGGTGATTGGCTCGGTGACAACTTTGATCAGATTGAAAATACTCTGTTGCGAACCGTAGTGGCTCTTGACGCTTCCAGTGACCCGATGAAGTATCGCAAAGAATACCTGAAGAAACTATACAAGATCCTGGCACCAAAGGGTGAAGGTGATCCGATGGCAATCTTCGCTGAGTACGCAGCTGGTGGATTCAAAGCGATGCCGAAGGAAACGCTGAAGTTTCTGATTGGACAACTACAACAACGGAGGACGGCTAAGAAAGGTGCCACTACCGGAGAGAAATATTGGTACGAAGTCTCTATGAGTGCAGGCCACTCAATAGAAGTTGTCGCAACTGACATACCGAGCGCAATTAAGGCCGCAGAACTCCAATGGGGTCTCCGTCCCGGTGATGTCGGCCCGTTACAAGCAGTGGCTGTTCGACCGTATGAGGAACAGACGGATGCTACTCCGACAATGCAAGGTTTGGGAGCCCGAAGCAACTCAACCCAGGGCGCGACACCATCAACTGAACAACAACTCTCCGCGGCATATGATCAGGCTTTCCCACCATCAGAGGCTCCACTGGCCCCAGACACAAACGGCCCCGGTACTTATAAGTTAGTCAATACATCAAATAATGAAATCATTTGGGCCTGGCATTCTGAATCACGACAAGCAGCCCATGACTTTGCAGTTCAATGGCTAAATGATCATCCGGATGCGTTTGATCCGGAGCAGAGGCGCTACTTCCAACTTCGGAGGTCTTGATGAGAGCCACAGAATTTCTAACTGAGGCCGCAACGGCTGTCCTTTATCACTATTGCTCCGCGTTCAGCGCACTAAAAATTCTGAAGGATGGCAAGTTCCTGCTTTCAAATATCACCGGTAACAAAGCAGAACAAGTTCATGCACCAGCTGGCTATCCATACTTCCTTAGTCTTACGCGATCCAAGGTGGGTGACTATCATCGATATGTAGGATCCTCAGCTTGTATGTTTGTCCTCGATGGAAACTGGTTGACTTCCAGATACAAGGTGAAGCCAATTGATTACTGGGAAAGGATGTGGAATCATCCTGGCAGTCAGCGCACCAGAGAATCAGAAGATCGTGTATTCAGTCGGACTCCAGAGATTCCAATCAACGGAATTACCGCAGTCCATGTGCTGTTGAAATCCAAAATGGAAAACCGTTCCTCCGAGGTTCGAAACATTCTGATACTGGCAAAAACTCGCGGCATCCCGGCATTCCTCTATATGGATGAAAACGCATGGAGATTACAGGATACTCGTAAGGCTGTCCAGCCATCAGCATCCGGCGAACTCCTCCGTGGACAAACTTCACCTGGGTGGACTGGCGGAATGCGCCGCGACTACCTTGGCTCTTGGTTAGAATTGGTCTACAAAAACAGAAAAGAAGATTTGAGTGACCATGCTGAAAAACTCCGATATAACTTGGTGTATTACGGGACCAGGTATCGCAACGAAGATAGTAACCTTGCAGTAGACTTGAGTAATGCCAGAAAACCAGATGCCGGAAGTGATTACGAGATGGCGAACAAGATCACTGACTACATGCGACGCCAGGGATACAAAGACACAGTGGCATTCAAAAATGCCCTATGTGATAAGTGGGACAAAATAGAATGAGAGCCGCAGAATTCAGCAAGGACATCACACTGAGTCAGTTATATTCTGATGGGCTACCGGACCGTGATGAACTGTTCTGGGAGTATGTTGGTAGCATGGATCTTGACACCCCACTGGAAGTCAGGACGATGCCTAAACATACTGTGATGGTCCTACTACTCAGTCAATATCATGTGGAGCACATAGATGAACTTACCTCTCAACTCAAAGTCAGTCGGAAGCAGATAATCAAAGATTACATGAAAGATCCGGGACTCAGTGACAACATCATTGTGATTTGTGACGGGCGTATTGTAGACGGTAATCATCGGGCGGTGGCAGCAGCATTGAAAGGTGTGCCAATTCATTATGTGGATTTGAACGATTTAGACCAAGAGATAGACGAGACAATAAACAGGGATATTCTAAATCCCGCCTTCAAACACCAGCAGGAGATTGGTGATTTCCTTTTGAAGGCTGAGAAAAAAAGTGGGAAACTTGTCATTACATGCTTCCACGAGGGTAGTGCGGTCGGCAGCGCAGATTTCAATATCAATGAAAAGAATCTTACCAGCGATTTGACTTGGGTTTCTAAACAGCATAGAAGCATGGGCGTGGCATCTACGATGTATGCGTACGCGAAGATGCTCGGTAATGATGTGGTGCCAAGTAGTCAACAACTACCACCTGGCAAAGCAATGTGGGACGCATGGAGAAAGTCAGGTGAAGATAAACATCTTGTGGCTGAGGATTCATATACCCCACCAACACTTCACACAGGTGACAAGATTCTCAAGGGCAAGTTCAAGAATAGTCCCGCAGAGATTAAAGGCTTCGGTAAGGACAAACATAACCAGCCAACCTTGCGAACAACCAAAGGTGACATACAGTTGTTCAAGCCGCGTGTCACTAAGTTAATGGACAAAGACCTTGACGAAGATTGGAAGCATGCCGCTGCAGCCGGAGCAATTGCTCTTGGTGCGCTGAGTCCGTTCAATAATCCGGCACCAAATCAACTGCCAAACGCCCCGATAGTTTCTCCTGTGGCACGAACACCGCATCTGGCCGAGAAGATATTGATCACTGTGGCAAAAGCATCAGGCATCGTCGGTGTTGAACTGGCACAATTACTGGCGCAATGCTCACATGAGACAGCGAACTACTCCACGATGCAGGAGAAAGGATCACCTACTTACTTTGCCAGAAAGTATGACCCGAGATTTGCTCCGAAGAAGGCAAAACTACTTGGCAACAAGAAAGCCGGAGACGGAGTGAAGTATCATGGACGAGGATTCATTCAGTTGACCGGACGATATAACTACGGTGCCGCAGAAAAAGCACTTGGTATCCCGTTGCTGGCCAAACCTGAATTAGCAGCAGATCCTCAGATAGCGGCTAAAATAGCCATTTGGTATTGGAACAGTCGAGTCAAACCACATGCCGGCGACTTCTCAGACACCGGCAAAGTGACACACAAAATTAATGCACCTCAGCGCGGTCTGGCAGACAGACAGGCCAAGTTCGCTGACTATAAAGGCTTTTGAACATGCTACCTTAGAACCCTTGTGGTTTCGCATGGGGTCGTCACTCACCCTAATAACAATGGAGTCGTGCCCGGGTTTATTTAAAGAGTGACCTTTTCCAAATATACGCATATCGTAAAAAAAGAATAAATACATAATGCGCTATACAGAATTCAAAATAGACGAAGCCCCGATGAACCCGGGCGAATACAACAAGGCAATTGACACCGGTCACACACAAGGCGTACTCGTTGGGTACGAATTTGAGGTGTGTATGCCGGAAGAAACCCTCAACAACTTCCAGGGCACCAATAAGGTTACCACGGCAATGGTTGATGACAAGTTGAAAGAAGACCAAGGCTACTTATTCGGCAATAATTTATCACGAATGACACCGGATAGGTTCATGAGCATGTTTAAATTGAAACCAGGTGTCAGCAACTATACCTCGACTGACGAGGCAATAAAGGCCGCACTGGCCGATAGAATCAAAGACGGAAAGGCCCTTTTCAACAAGGTTCCCGAAGATATAAGAGAAAAGGCCATGGAAGAAATGGACGCTGAAGAAAAGGCATCCCCAATGGCATTCCTGGAGCGCATGGGATATTTACTATATTACAAGTATGACGGTGGGCATGACTCGGGTGGTGATTCCAACACAGAAGAAATTGGGGCCAGGATGCGTTCACTGGCTGATGTCCGATGGATGTATATTCTGAATTGGATGATTCCGAGGGCCAATTTACAAGATTCATCTCATGCTGATAACATGAGTCAATACTTTGACTTCAATCCACAAGCAGTATTTGCCGAACTTGACATGGAAGATAGCAATGATGCAGGGGCAGCGACAGTGCTGAAGCCTTCATTGGAGAAAATGATGAATGCCGATGTCAATGTATTCCATAGATATCACCAATCATCAAAGAACATGACAGACTGGTATATTGAACCAGACGGAAGTCTTCGTCCGGATAGTCGTAGAGATTTCACAGCAGAAGTTGTCAGTCCACCACTTCCTGCTAAGGACGCCGTTCAAGCCCTGAAGAATTTCTTCACTCTGGCCTCACAACTAAAACTATACACCAATGAATCAACTGGGCTGCACATCAATGTCAGTATTCCAGCATCCATTGATCTGATGAAACTTGCAGTGTTCACCGGCGATCAACACATCCTACAGAAGTATGGCCGTATGGACAATGATTACGCCGCAAGCGTGACCAGAGACATACCTACAAAAATTTCAAATCGTAATTCAGTTGTGAGAGTCGCTGACATACCTGGCAAGAATGTATTCGGACAACAAAAGAAAACAACCACGATCAATTACAAAGAATTGAAAGATATTGCCGATGATATATCTGCGAATCACACCGCGAGTATCAGCAGCAATGGAAAATGGATCAGTTTTAGGCATGTCGGCGGAGATTACCTCAAGGACTACAATGAAATTTTCAATGTAGTAGGCAGATTTGTTCGTGCCGTTATCATTGCCAGTGACCCATCGCTATACAAAAATGAGTATGCTACCGCTGTGGCGAAACTTACCGGTGCCAACACTGCAAACACCGGCGGAAGTTTAATGTCAAACTACATCAAGAAAAGCGGGTTGCCAGCGGCTGAATTTTATATTGCCACTACAGATCCAAACTTTGGCACCGCGCTAACAAATGTCATCATATGGCAATCTTTTCAAAGATCGGCATTGGTAATATCACCGGTGACTGAAACTGAATACGCCAAGAATCTCTTAACATCAAGAGCAAGTCCCGGTGGTCCATATAAAAAGTGGGTGGAAGAACACCCTGAGGCAAAGTTTGCCACATGCACCATTTATCCCAAAGATGAAAGTGCTGCCAGAGAAATAAGTTATACTGACCCGGTAAGTGGAGTTAAGGTTTTGTTCGGCGACGCAGGCGGCAAATCTTATTTCACCAGTAGAACAATGATCATTCCTGCTGGCGACCAGCGTGTCAGAAAATACCTACAATTACTCAGAAAGCAAAAATGAGAGCACATGAAATAAACCTTGACGAAGCCCCGATGAACCCGGGCGAATACAACAAGGCTATTGACACCGGGCATGAAAAGGGCGTCCTTGTTGGATACGAGTTTGAATGCGTGGTTCCTAAAGCAACAATCAAAGGTGCCACAGCAGCAGCACCTACTGGTAAAACTAAAGAACAGGTAGCCGGGTTGATCAGCAATGACAGCAGAATAACTGACCAAGACTTGGACGACTTTCCACCGAAAGAGTTTGATGACCTCTTCAAAATCTTGCCAGGTCACAGTAAATACCCTGACATGGTTTCAATGCTTGCAGGGTATCGCACAGATTCTATGGAAAAGATTAAAGAACTTTTCGCTCAAATCCCGGAGGAAATCAGAGCCGAGGCAGTGCCCAAGGCTAAGGAACGAGTCAGTAGCCAGTATAGCCAGCACGGCGACAATCCGCAGATAGAATTTGCTTATCAGTTTGGCTGGGTCCTTACTAACTATTTCTCTACTAAGCGCTCCGGCGGCGGCGGCGATATCGTAGAGAAAGGATATGCCATTAGAAATCTGGCACAAGATCCGGACTACAATGATTTATTGCAATTTGGCTTCGATGCAGCAGGGTATTATATAGAAAACCATCTTACAAGATTCTTTGACTTCGATCCACAGAAAGTATATGATGAGTTGAACCTGGCTGAAT